AAGCGCTGCAGCATCGTTTTTCGCGCCGTTTTTTCTGGTGTTGTGCCACTGTATCGCCGTCGGTCCACTGGCAGCATAGCAGCCGCCGGCCGCGTCGGTTCCTACTTTCTTTTTTCCGGTGCCATGCGCAACAAAAACCACCACAAATTCGCGGGCACCACGTGCGCACAATGGCCGGCCACCACCACACTGTTGGCAGCTAAAATTTTCGGCCAATTCTGCAGGGCATCGGGCAAATTGCACGCCGTGAATTTTTTGTGGCCATTGGTCGGCCGATTCTAAGGGGGCAGCATATACAGCAGGCCGGCCAAGTTCTACAGCTCGCACAGCATCGGCCACATTGTCGCAGCTTGCATTTATAACTGTTTTATTTGGTTGAGGCAGCGGGAGCGCTTCGGCTGCAAAGTGTGAATAAGTCCAAGCTTGACCACCGCGCGGGACGCTATCAAAAACAGCTTGTAAATATTCGCTGTCTATTTGTGTCGTGCCGGTTTCACTTTTCGGGTGAAGGCTGCAGCTTGTCGGGCACGTGCCATAGGTTTCATGTTCGCCGCTGCGATAAGTAACTGCTATTGGGCCGGTTTTGCTGTTCGCGCTAATACGTACTGTTTTTAACATTTCTCTATCCTTTCTGTTGTGAGGGGCCTAGTATATCAACTTTAACGGCCTTTTGTGTATGATATTTTCTAGGGGTTTTCACGCGTCGCACAATTAAGGGGCTGCTGTTTTCGTCCCATGGCATAACCAAAAAGGGCAAATCATCGGCCGACATAACGCGCATAAAGTCACGAGCGCGAACAAGCGAAGGGAAGGTGCGAATCACACTTTGAGAATTGGGAAAGCACACATCGTATTTGTAAATTGGCATTTTCTATCCTTTCTGGGTTAATCGTCGCGGTCGGTGTTCAACTCAAGGCGCGGGTATTCGTCTTCTATAAAGCTATCGTCAATATGGGCAAGCCCTAAACGGGTGCCGGCATCCCAAATCACGATGGGCAAATCTTGCGGCAAATTAGCGAGCGCAGCCGACAATTTGCCAACTGTCATACCCTTATCAGCGCGAGCAAATTTAAGCGCCTGATTCCAAACCTCCCATGCATCAAAAATTGACGTGTAAATATCCGACATAGAATCATAAAAAGCGCGGCTGCTACGCTCTTCAGAAGTCACAGTCAAAAAGCGAACCACCTCTTCGCGAGGGGCACTGGCAACGGCATTGTCGTATGCCTCTAAAAAAGCCCGTTGTTCAATGGTCAACTTTTTCATTTTGTCACCTCTTCAACGGTGTCAATACCCCAACTGCCATAGCCCGCGTCTTCAAAATCACCACCATCGATTTCGCGTGCCTTATCCCATGCTTGCTGCTCGTCTTCTGCTTGGACCAAGCAATAGACATAGCTTGTACTTGCTGCAATCACTTTGTATGTTTTCATCTCTATTCTTTCTAAGGAACCGGATCAAGCACCGGCATCGCCAGTATAGCAAGGTTTTTGTACCTTGCAACACTTTTTTACATTTATTTTACTAAACCTAGGGTTTCCTCTAGTTCTGCCCATGGCATCCCCCTTGAAGGCCAACACCGCAGCGGCTCAAGTTTTATGCCCTCTGCAGCCAATCTCATAGCATCGCTCCCCTGATACAAACGAATGGTTGAAGGGCGTAGTGTATTACCCATATCAAGGACAAGCACAAAGCAAGGCCTATCCTTAGCAGCATGCCGAGTCATGAAAGCGATTTGATGGGGACGCAGCCCAACTTTTAACCCCTTAGCAACCACTTTCAACTCAAGCAAAACAAAGCGATCCCCGATACCCACCAACATATCAGGGATGCCAAGATTTACACGATTCTCAATGCGCTCAATGCTGCAGTTGAGAAGGCCGGCTTTTACCCTAGCCGAAAATCTAGCTTCAGGTGTCATCTGATCCCCCCAAATCTCGTTCAAAGATATCCGGTGGAGGCTGCTCCACTCCTGCGTCAAATTCAGGATCTTTTTCTCTTGCTGCACTTTCAATCACCACTCCTGTGTCCGCATCGATCAAGGCAGTAGGTGGAGGCCCACCATACAGCTTTTTAAGCTCGTCAAGCTTACGCTGCACCTCTTCCTTGCTCATGCTGTCAATCGTGCCGTGGCGGATCTCTTTACGCTCCACATAGATCGTTCCCAAGGCTTGGCCCCTACGATACTCTGCTTGGACGGCTGCAGCAAATGCACCGGCATCCAAAGCTTTGTCTCGAATGATCTGCAAATCCCGCATATGACGCTCATAGGACGTGTTGTACTTGGATGCCAAGTCAGCACGATAGGCCTGAATAGCCGAGACCACATGGGGATTGATATCAGGGTTTGTCAGCTTCCATGCCATCACAGAAGCGCTGGTGGACTTGTATCCGGCCCTTATGGCTGCCTCTTTCATGGTCACCCGTCCGTCACCACTCACAAGCTCAGTGACAAAGGTCCATTCCTTGGCTGTTAGCTTCCTGCGCTGCTGCCGCAGCGGGGCCACCTCAGTAGACATTCGTTTCTGTGCCTTGTCAGGCATGACAGGGGGAACATTCCAAACGTCTTTCTTGGCCATTAGCTGATTCTCCACAAACGCCAACCATTGTCCACCTTGCGCAGCGTGAACACCCATTTAGGCTGATGCACACGTGTGAAGCGAAGGGCAGCCACTCTGCAGCTTTCAGCCTGCTTGCGCACGCCAAACAGAATGCTGTCTCCCGCCTCCATTTCCCCAAAAGGATATTTGGATCGATTGGTTGGCAGGGCTATTCCCTGATCAATATGTACCATCATTAACTCCCGTAAAAGAACTACCACGAGTATAACGAGTGTCGCCCCCAGAGTCAACCAACAAAAGCAATCAGGGCTCCCTATAGAACTTTTGGAGGGTGTAGTGTGTTTTTATTTTTTTACTTTTCATCTCGCGGAGCCCCCCTAGAAATATTACACTGAATCTCCAGACGTAATTTGCCGAATGCTTGTAACGTATTGATTTCTCTCACTTCTTACGGCATTACGTCTATTACGTCAAATCTCACAAAAATAAAAAAAAAAACACCTCTTACCCCTAAAAGGTCTATAGCACCTAAACCTTAGTATTACTTTTTGGCCTATTTTCACCCCTTTTGACCCTCGGTCCGCGGTCCCCCACCCATCCACCAAAACACACTGTACATCCACCCAGTACAATAATGCATCACACTAAAACCCCCAAACCAAGGGAAAACCCCTAGGAAATAGTACATTCCAAGTAATTGACCTAACTAGATAAAAGCATGATAATAACCCTGTCCACTTAGATAAAAGGTGGACAAACCACTGTAACAAAGAAAGGATAGTGATATGGTTAAAAACACGGATACTACGGATAAAGACATTGAACAAATCATGGACGATGCGCAGATTTTGCTTAACTTTTGCGCAACTACTTTTGTCAAACCTGCTGACGCGTGGTTCGCGAGCCTTGTTTCTGCAGCCATCTTGACTGCAGAATTAAGTGTGCCCTTGGAGAAGTTCTTGGAGGGCTTTGAGCACGCATACAGCGATGCGATGAAGGCCAAGAAGGACATGGGGGCATCTTATGATCATTAATGCGGACAATTACGTGCCTGTTAGGCGCACGAATCAGTGCTTGACGCCATTTAACACGGGGAAGGTGCAGATTGGTTTGTTGTACCAACCCCCGCCTCCTGAGATGACTTCCTCGGAAGAAATCATTCAATCGGTTTTGTTGGGTACGGGCTCGATGTATCGTCCGGCCCCTGCGTGGCCCGTGATCCTTGGTTCTGCAATCTTGGCAATTCTTTTAATAACTTTGATGGGGTAAATATGCACGAGTTTCTTTACGAATGTGACGAGTTGGGTTTAGCGCTCAAATGTTTGTTTGAGTATGAGCCGGCTGAAGTTGGCTCTGTTGAGCCCATGTCTGGGATGAAATTGGAGCCTGACTATCCGGAGGTGTGGACTCTTGTTTCGGTGTTCTTGCCTAACAGTTCTGTTGACTTGAGCGGGGTTTTGCATCCGGATGTGATTTTTCGGATTGAGCAGGACGCACCTATTTATTTTGAAGAAATGAGGAACGTAATATGACTGAGCAAAGAGAACTAGAACTGTTGCGGCCATATGTAACGGAGTGTGGCAAGTTGGTGGATCAAAACTTTAAGTTGGAGCAGCACTTGAAAAAGATAGACCGGCTGCTGCTTGAAGTGCTGATGGGTGACACCGATCCCATGCAGGCCATGATCAATCGTCAGAAGATAAAGGATGAGTATGAACAAACCTGATTGCCACAAATGCGTGAACCGCGATCCTTTGCCCATGACGCATCACATCCAATGCTTGGAGCCCAAGGCGCAGATCTCTGGCAATGCGAGGGCAGCGCAGAAGGGTTGGTTCCATTGGCCGTGGAATTTTGACCCTATTTGGTTGGAAGAGTGCAGTGCATACGAGGAGCCTAAAACATGACCACATACAAAGAACTGGGTGAGTTGATGCGCAATCTGCCCACTGATGAAACATGGCTGCCGTTGTTTTTGGGGCGGCTTAAAGAGAAAGATCCTGAGATCTATCGACTGATGATGGAACAGGCAAAAGACAAGTTAAAGGAAAAGGAATGAACAACTTTAAAGTTTACGCAGTCATATTGGTAACCCTGATTGCCTTTTGGGGTTGGGCTATTTTTATTTTGAAAGGACAACCATGAAAGACCTGAGTTTCTTTGAGAAGGCCATGGGTTGGCGTAAGCGCCAAATGGTCGAAGCGCAGTTAAACAGGAATGAAATCACTGAAAAGGTTCGCAACGTGGTCCTTGAAGAGGTGGCCAAGGAAATTGAAACGATGAAAGCTTTTGGCCCTGACACAATAAGCAGTTTTACTGTCCATATCAGGAACATGAAACGTGAGCTTTACTAATCAACATCTGGCGCTTGGAAGTAAGCAGCCTGTGCATCAATTACAACTTTGCAATAAATGCGAAGAGATGCGGCCACCGGAAGGTGGGATTCAAATGAGTGCAGCAAGATGGATATGCGCTTGCTGTTGGACCAAACGAGTAACAACGAGGAACCTTGTACAACATGCCAAGACCAAAACCACAGGAAATCTTAAAACCAAGATCCGTGAGGATGTCTGACTCTGAGTGGGCAGCCTTTAATGAATTAGGCGGGGCCGATTGGCTTCGCAAGATGATGAGAACCAAACCAAGAAAATATTATGAAGTGTTTAAAAAACCAGAAGAAGCTGCAGTCCAAAGAGCCACAAAAACCTTTGAGCCAAGAGGAGTTGAAGGCGTGGTGGCCTTTCACTCGACTTGACCCGAAGTTATTTCCAAAACCAATCCAACGCGATTTATCGCAATATGAGGAGAGCCCACTATGAAACGTAAAAACACAAAAACTTCCCGAGCACGCTCATTTATGCAGAGTCATCCTGCAGCGTCCCCAAATGAGATAGCGTATCGATTTGATCTAAGCAAACAAGCTGTTTATGTTCTGCGCAGCAAATTGAGGAAAGATGGATGGAAGCCGGCTAAGAGATCAGAGCAGTTTGCCACACTTGCCCCTGCCGGTCCTGTACCGGAGTATTACCAAAATCCTGAGCAGCAGAGCGCTGCCGGCAGCGCACCACTGGAAATTGAGATGTACGAAGACGAAGTAGACGCAACCCTTGACGCTCGGGCCGTGGAGTACGGCAAGTTTATCGAGGGCGCTGAAGTCATGCAGATGCTAAAACGTGTTGTACAGGCAGCGTTGAACAATCGTGACAAGATCTTGGCACATGATCAGGCTGAGGCCATGGACATGATCATCCACAAGATTGGCCGCATTGTGAACGGCAATCCTGATGTGGTGGACCACTGGTTAGATATTGCCGGCTACGCCAAGTTGGTAGCAGACCGCCTTGAAGGGCGGATCCGCTGATTATTTTGCTTCACCCCAGTTCGGTCCGACTTCCACATCGCACCGACTGGGGACTTGCATATTGACGCACGTTGCCATAATTTCTGCTGCACGCTGCGCTTCTTCCTTTGTCTTGACGCTCAATGCCAGTTCATCGTGAACCTGCAGCATGGGCATGATCCCCTCCCGAGCAAGAGCCACCATTGCTGCCTTTGTCTGGTCAGCGGCTGACCCTTGGATGAGGCGGTTCAACCCCTTGTAGGTGCCTGCGCGCTTGATCCTCTGACCGTATTCCATGATGGCTTGCTCACGTGGGAGAGCTTTGTTCACGCCCCACTCCATGGGCTCCCAAAGTGGAAAGCGGCACTTGCGTCCGAGAAGGGTTCGGATGGAGCCGCCAGATGCGGGGTGCTCGATCCGTTTCATCACAGCATTGACTGTGCCTTTAAGGAACGGGACATTCCTGTGGAATTGGTCGATGAGCTCTGACGCTTCGTCTAGGTTCAGGTCCAGTTGCGCGGCCAGTTTGTTCTTGCCCATGCCGTACATCAAACCCAGACCAATGGTCTTGGCTGCTTTCCTTTTGATGCCTGCCATGTCAGCAACCATCTGGTGAAAGTCGGTGTTAGGGTCGTTCTGATAGGCCCCCACCATCTTGTCGGCTCCGGGTAAATCGAGGAGCGAAGCGTAGTGAACTAAGAGCCTTGGCTCCTGTGAGGAGAAGTCGTTTGATGCCCACATTTCGCCCTCTTCTGGCAGGAACAGGCTGCGAACCATGGGGCCAATGATCTCGTGGCGGGCAGGGACTTGCTGCAAGTTCGGGTTGGCCATGGACAGACGTCCTGTAACGGTGCCGCCATCGTCTGAGCGCATCTGGTTGACGTGCGGATGGATCCGTCCTGTCTTGGCACTGAAGTTGAGGTACGGCTGCAGAAAGGTGCTGTGCGTTTTGTTAGTCTCGCGCGCCTCCACAATCATCTTGGCGATCGGGTGCTCACAGCCATCCAAGAAGCCTTTTGTAAAGCTCGGTTGGCCGTTCTCGGTCTTTGCATACTGCAATTGAAGCTTGTCAAAGGCTAGGGCGATGCTTTGTGCGGCCCAGATATCGACGTTGGATCCGACAAGTGATTTGAGGTCCTTGTGGATTTGTTTCTCACGCTGAATCAATTGGTCAATTAGCTGCTCACATTTAGGGCGGTCAAAGCGAATGCCGCGGCTTGTCATGTTGTGCAGGACGGGGAAGGCTTCTGTTTCGAGGTTGAAGATGGATTCGACTTCATCCTGACGCATGCGGATCTTAAAGGCTTGCCATAGTTTCAGTGTGAGCGCGGCATCCTGCTCAGCGTACTCTCCCACATACATGGCGGGTAGTTTCCAAAGTTCTTTTTTTGGATGAACTCCGAAGTCCGCAGCGGCTTGTTTGAGACCTTGTTCTGACTTGACTTCTTGGAGATAGTCAAATCCCAACGAGTTGAGAGCGTAGCTGAAACGGTTTTCATCAAGAAGTGGGGCAGCGAGCATGGTATCAACGATCCGTCCGTTGACCTTAAAACCACTTGCTTGTAGCCACCCCAAGTCATAGGCGGCGTTATGCATAACCTTATCGGAAGGGTAAGCCAGTACGTCCGTGAGCCATCTTTCCACTCTGCGTCTGTCCAAATTTCCACCACCCTGATGCGCCACCGGAAAATATCCAGACCATCCATCGACGGCAATGGCGTAGCCGACAACGAAACCGTCGTTCCGAGGCCATCCCGGGCCCATGGATTCCAAGTTGGGGTCACAAGTTTCAAGGTCAATTGCAATCTCTTTCGCTGTAGATAGGTTAGGGAACACTTCCGGTGCCACCCACTCTGTGGTTGTAGGGAAAAGTGGGATTGTCTTTTTCATATTTTGAAGCCTTTTTCTATATGTTTTGGCAGCACAAGGTGAAGTGTTTGTTTGGCGCGGGTTATTCCCACGTAAAAGAGCCGGTGAACATTGTCCCCGTTGCTTGCGTATTCCTTGGCAAATCTTGGTGAGAGGTCCATGAGCAGCAGCACATTGTCCGCCTCCCCGCCCTTGGCTCCGTGAATCGTGGACAGTTTAATCCGGCCCATGGTTGAAAGCTTGGTTCCGCGTCTAAGGACCGCGGTCAAGTAGAAACGCTTGTCTTCGGTAATGCGGGATAAGGCTTCATGCCAGATTGCATCGGTCTGCAATCCAAAGCTATTCTGCAGGTCCTTGATGCTGTATTCAAGAAGCGCCTCGCCCTTGAAAGTGCGGTAGCCCTTGGTTATATATTCAGCGCCAATGTATTTGTAGACGTTCCTGATCTCATCGCCATACAGGAACTCCCCTTTGCGCAGCCTTTCCCATGCCTGTACGGCTTTTAAAAGGGTCAGGCTAAGGCTTGGTACACCCGAGCGCTCAAAAAGGATTCCAGAGGCCCTGAGCCATTCATGCACAGGGTTCAAAAGATAGTTGGTGCTGCCCATGATGAGCCATTGGCCGTCATCAATCGGTACATCTTCAAACCGGTAGTAGGTCATGACTGCACCCTCGTAGTCGCGGGGCTTCCATTCTTTTTCTTGGCGCTGTTTGATTTGCTCCACAACTTTGTTGGCAAGTTTGTGGACGATTGATGGGACGCGGTAGGACTGATCAAGAACTGTGATCTGGCCCTCAAATGACAAGAAGCTCTTGACATCTGCCCCTGCCCAAGTGAACACTGCCTGATCGTCGTCTCCGGCGAGGAATACCCGTTTGGATTTTTTAGCGAGGGATTCGACAAGCTGCCATTGCAGGCGGGACAAATCTTGTGCTTCGTCAACAATCAGCACTTCAAGGGACGGCAGGCGCTCGGGCTGCACCACAATCATTTCCAGAAGATCGGTGAAGTCGAGGAGTTCTTTGCTGCGTTTGTAGTGCCGATAGGATCTTTCGACAAATTCAAAGTGATGCCATTCGATATCGAGGCCGCACTGGTTGTAGTGCTCGCGCAGATCTACGCCGCGGATGCGGGCTAGGTTGATCTCGTTCAGTATTGGGTTGTCGGCCTTGGCCATGTCCACATCATCTTCTTGGACCACGTTCATTTGAATGCCTGCCTGTGCTGCAAACTCTCGGTAGTCTGCGGGCTTCATCATGAAGTCCACCCTAACGGCAAGGCAGTGGAAAGCCAAGCTGTGCAGGGTTCTAAAGTACGGAAAATCGGTCTTAGCATTCAAGGCAGGAAACTTCGCAATCGCTCGGTCCTTGGCCTCTGTTGCTGCTTTCTTGGTAAACGAGAAGTAGCCAATCTGCATCGAGGACAGATCAGACGCCAACTCGCGGTCAACAACATTCAGAAGGTAGGTTGTCTTGCCAGATCCCGGAGGGCCAAAGACCTTGCGGATATCAGTCATACTCCTCATCCCACAAATCTTCCATCCAAACAAGGATAGGTGTGTCGGGTCCCATGTAAGCGCCCTCGATGTTGAACTCAATGTATTCGCGTGCTTCGTCAGCATCCATGTTGTCGCGCTCCATGAGCGTATTGCGAATGGCTTCTGCGTCGTATACCAAAACTGATATACGGGTTCCACCGTGGCCCCAAATCATTGCGGGGCCAATTACTGCGTCATCATGTCCATCAATTTTTAGCATCAGAATGGGCTCCCTGCGGTGCGTTTGGTTTGTGACTCAAAAGGTGCGTCCTGTTTCTGAAAGCGCGGAATACGCCAACAGCGCACAGTCCGGCCTTTGAGAAATAGCGGTATTGGCTCGCCACCCATGTCGCGAAGGCGCTGAGCCATCTTCGGAGCCGTGAGGCCAATGAAGTTGTTGCGCTTCAAGTGTGCTTCGAGGTCCTTGATCCGGAAGTAGGTTTTCGCTTCATCGACATCCGTCCACGGGCGGCCCATGAGCATCTCTTCGCGGTCCATTGCTTCTTGCATATGGGTTGTAAATTCTTCAAGCAGATCCATGAAGCGGCCAGTGATGCTTGTGTCCTCTGGTGCATCGGTGATCTGCTCTGTCTCCACCATCTCTTTGAGAAGGGCGTTGAGCATCTGTTCCCAATCTTGCTTGCGCAAGGTGGGCGGCAGCACGTTCAGCTTTTCAAGACAAGCCTTTTGGAAAGCCACTTGTGTGAAGAGGCTCTCGGTGTCTAGCTCGACGCGTCTGCCATTGACATCAAGGAACCACAGGGGTGGCTCACTGGCGTACTTAGACAAGGCTGCTATCTGAGGCGCATCAGGACCGTTTGTTCCGATGCCATATTTGCGTGATCGACATAGGCCCGAGTTGCAAAAGCTATTGAGCGGCGCGTCTTTGCACTTATAAAGGTATTCTTTCTTGCCAACTTGTTTAACAAGAATTTGGACTTCATTGTTAGGCAGGGGCGGGGATACATACTTGAAGTTGTACTCGACCATTTTGTCTTCCCAAGCAGCGGGGAATGCGCGCTTAAGAAAGACTCCAATGTTGAATAGTCCATTGTTACGGGTGCCCTCGGGAAAGCCTTGGGCGCACAAAGCCTGTAGGCAAGGCGGACCATCTTTGACGGGACTCTCCGCTTGCTTCGGCGGCTCTGGAACAATGAGCGGCAACTCTTGGACGGCGGCTTCATAGAGTGCATAGAACTCTTCAAGCGTGGCCGCGGACCCGTCGGCATTGAATGCATACCGCGTACCGTTGTCGCCCCCGAAGTACGGTAGGTTGAGAAAGTTTCCTGTGTCTCCTCGCTCAACCAATATTTCGGATTGTTTAGGAAAAATCTCACGGCCCGCTTCACCGAGGAGAGCTGCCGCATTTTTGAGATATTCTTGGAATTCCCGAGCCGGAGCCGGCTCCCTAGAAAATAAGAAGACATGTGCTCCTCCGGATTTACTGCGGCAGACAACCATGGGCAGCTTTAGCTGCGCAACTTTGTCCACCAAGCCTTTATGGTCAAGAGGGTACTGATCAATATCGATACAGCCCCAAATACAAGTATTGTCAGCACGGATAGGAATAATCCCAAGGGAAGGATCAACACCATCAAGATGCTGTACCCAGAGGTCATCTGTTGGTGGCTTCCTAACAACCGTAGCTTGCCCCGCCTGCTTCCCATCACCGCGCTCCTTTTTAATACGGTAGGTTCCGTAAGCTATATCCAGACCGCTGAATATCGCTTTGAATTTTGTTATGTCGGTCATGCTTCACTCTATAAAGGTGGGGGTACCGGAATGACAAGTCGTCCGCAAGCTTTCGAAAAAGCAAACCTTGCCAAACTTTCCCCCCGGTAATCAGAACGGTACGTCGTTAGCGTTAGGGGCGCTCTCGTGCTCGTGCTTAACCTTTACTTCGCCTGTACCCACTTGGGTAGCGAAGGACTTGGCCGCTTTGTAAGCGTTCATGTCTTCTACAGGACCGATCTTCTCGACTTCCCAACCAAACCACTTACCCTTGTCGTTGGACTCAGCCTGTGTCGTCAGGCGATACACCTGTGAGTACATGGGTGGAGTGAAGGGACCATTGGCTCCCATCATCTTTGTGGACATCATCATGCTGTTCCACTTGCGCGATTTTTTAAGTTGCGTTGACTTCATGGTAATCAATGCAGGCTCAGGAATACCAGAGTCGCCAATGATCATCACATAGTGGTTTGCCGTGTTCTCGATGTAGTTGCCGTTATCGAGATAGTCCTTGTTGTCGCCCGGTTCGCGGTGTGTGCGACTTAGGATGTCAGACGTGGCGGGATAGATATTCATTGGGGCACCAGAGCCAGAACCACGTGGAGCCCACTCAATGTACTGACGTACATAGGCTACGGGCAGCACCATGATGCCTTTTTTGCCGTCATACAACTGACCCGTGACGCTGTTGAGGATCATGCCGGGCAAAGCGCCGTCAACCTCACCTACTTCAGGGCTTGTGTTGGTCAAAAGCTTTAAGAATGGCAGGGCGAAATCGTCCTGATTCATGTTCTCAAAACCACTCTGAGCGTCCTGCTCAAAGTCACCTGCCAATGCAATTGCGTTGGTCTCTTTTACTGCTACTTCATTCTTAGCCATTTTAATTTCCTTAGATCATGCTGATTTGATGGTTGCTTTTTGGCCCACGTATGCGCCGAAAAGCTCTGTGGGGAACTCGCTACCGCGTTCCACCATTTCGCGAACCCAAGCTTTCAAGGTCTGGGGTTCGATCTTCTGTGCTTGCTCAACTGGGTAGTTTTGCTCGCGCAGTAGATTGAGGAGTGCCTCGCACAGTTGGTCTTCACCACGACCAAACCGCACTGACACTGTGTTCTTGATAATGTCGTCAAAGCCTTTTTCGCGCAGCCATTCGTAGGCTTGTGCGCGCTTTTCTTCCTTAATGCTTGCACTATAGAAAGGCTTGATGTCGATCTGGCTGCCATCAGCCATCTTGAAGGACTTCATGCCAAGCTCAGATAGCATCGCGGGAATCGTATCTTCAAGCAACTTGCGTTGTTGTTCCTTGCGCTCTTTAAGCACATCTTCGATGTCGTCGATTTCCTTCTCCAACTCCTTGGCACGTTTTGCCAAAGCGCCAACGGAAGACAGGTCTTCGTTCTTAACTTGCAGTGCGCCTGCGTCTTCTTCAAAAATGCTAACGTTACTCATCTCTTTCTCCATTCTCGGTAATATCAAGTTTAACTGGGATATACATCTGTTCACGACGATCCCACTTCAGTACATTCACACGGCCTGAGTTGTATGCTGCAGCAATTGCACAGCACAACCCGATGGCCACAGGGTCTCCGGTCAGCAGCAAAAAGTCCCGATCAGAGAAATTGCGAAGCTTGCGCTTGAGCAACCTCATGGTTGGCACTGTGGAAAATGCAATTTGGACATTTGACGGCAGTAATACCGTTGGGTCTCCAAACTTCATTGCACCTGCAATGTCATGATTAGGCATCTCTTGTACGACGTACACCAGAGGGAATTGTTCAGTTGCCATGTTTTACGCTATCCTTTCTTTAAACGTGCATTTAGTGTACACTATCTTTTCGGGGTGTCAACACCTTTTAAAAAGAAAGTTAGAAAGATATGGATTATTTTTTAAACCAGTACCCATTTAAGAACAAACCGTTCGTCCACCAAGCTGCGTTTCTGCAGCGATTCTGGGAGGATAAAGAAGTTGCCCTATTTGCAGAGATGGGTACGGGAAAGAGCTTTATGCTCATCAACAATGCAGCCATGCTATACGACAAGGGCAAGATCAACTCTATGCTCATCGTAGCGCCAAAAGGCGTTTACCGCAACTGGTATACATCCGAATTGCCAAAGCATATGCCAGAGCATGTTCCAACGACTGTAGCTTGTTGGTCGCCTACTCCCCGCAAGGCAGAGCGTGAACAGATGGATAAGATGATGAATGCCGTGGACACCATGCGCATCCTGATCATGAACATTGAAGCGTTCAGCACAGAGAAAGGTGTAGCCCATGCGCGCACCTTCTTGAGAGTGACGAATGCCTTCATGGCAGTGGATGAGAGCACCACCATCAAGACCCCAACAGCTAAGCGCACTAAGAGCATTATCAAAGTGGCCCGTGATGCGCGGTACAGGAGGATTGCTACTGGCTCCCCTGTCACCAAGTCACCTCTGGATCTGTACAGCCAATGCGAGTTCCTCGGGCCCGAATGCCTCAACAGCTACAGCTACTACGCCTTCCAAGCACGCTACGCCATTTTGGTTGAGCGCAAGATGCCTACGCACACGTTCAAGCAGATCGTGGGCTACAGACACTTGGATGAACTACAGAAAAAGCTCAATCATTTTTCATTTCGCGTGACCAAGGATGAATGCTTGGACCTGCCCGACAAGGTGTTTGTCAGGCGTGAGATTGAATTGACCAAGGAGCAAACAACCTACTACAACCAGATGAAGCTGATGGCGCTTGCTCTTGTTGAGGGCAACCTGATGTCCACCAACAATGCGCTGACGCAGATCATGCGGCTGCATCAGATTTGCTGTGGCCACGTGAAGTTTGACGATGGGCAGCAGATTGATATCCCCAACAATCGTGTGAACGAACTGCTTGCAACGCTTGAAGAATGTAGTGGAAAAGTAATCATCTGGGCCAACTACCGCCGGGACATTGAAAACATCCGGCTGGCCATTCAAAAAGAATACGGCATGACCTCTGTTGCAACGTACTACGGCGACACAGAAGCCGAGGAGCGCCAAGATATCGTCACCAAGTTCCAAGACCCCAACAGCGATCTGCGTTTCTTCGTTGGCAATCCAAGCACTGGCGGCTACGGCATTACCTTGACAGAGGCAAAGACTGTGATTTACTACAGCAATAGCTTTGACTTGGAAAAGCGCCTGCAATCAGAGGACAGGGCACACCGTATCGGGCAGACAGACAAGGTCACCTACATCGACTTTGTATCGCCCAACACAGTGGATGAACACATCGTCAAGGCGCTGCGCAACAAAATCAATATCGCAAGCGCTGTGCTTGGCGAAGAAATTAAAGAATGGATCAAATGATGCAACTAATCCCAATCCGCAAAAAGTACGTCTACCCAAAACTGGTTCGTATTGACTCTGAACAAGGGCGCACCTACACGTTAAACGGGCAGCCACCGGTGCCAAGCGTGACAACCATCCTGTCTGGCACAAAAGATAAAGCACACCTCGATGCGTGGGCCGCGAGGGTTGGTTTGGAAGAAGCGGACCGGATTAAAAACGATGCAGCAACTGTAGGCACGCACATGCACAGTGTTGTGGAAAGACTGCTGCTGAACAGGCCCCTTGAGACACCGCGCACGTGGCTCGCGGTCAAAGGTTATTGGATGGGATACAAGCTGATTGAAACGTTCATGCCGCACGTGAACGAAGTGTGGGGCACAGAGATACCGCTGTACTACCCAGAAAAGTATGCCGGCACGTCTGACTGCATTGGTGTGTACAGAGATCACTCTGCAATTATTGACTTCAAGCAGACCAACAAGATGAAGCAGCGCAAGTGGATTGAAGACTACTTTGTGCAGCTTGCGGCGTATGCCTTGGCCCACGATGTATCACATGGAACCAAGATTGAGCAGGGTGTGATCATGATGGTTGCGCAGGACGGCCAGACGCAGGAGTTTGTGACCTGTGGCCGTGAATTTGACAACTACAAGGACATGTGGATGCGCAGGGTGGAGCAGCACCAAAAAAATAGCCCCGAAGCGTGAGCCGCGGGGCTAAAAGATTGTCAAGGGAAGGAGAGGAGAACCCCTAGACAACTGCATGAAGCGTATTCATTTTGCGCGCGCTGCACGCATGTTGTCAACTAGATTTGGGTAGGGTCTTCCCGCTTTTTTTGCAGCAGCCTTTGCGGCGGCTTTCTTGGCAGGGGCCAATGGTTTTGGTTTGCCTAGACCTTTTGGCCGCTCTTTATCCCAGACTTCTTTTTTCATTTCAGGTGCCTTAATTTGTAAAGGGTGCTCAGGTACGTTGCAAGTGCATCGTCAATCAGATTTTGAATGACTGTGTCTGATTTGTCTACTGCGTTGTAACGCAGCTTTTCAATGTCGTCCATGTACTTCTCAAGACATTTGATGATGTCGCCCTCATCCTCGTATTTGAGGTAAGGGATTTCAATCAAGCCGTTGCGGCCTTGGTAGGCTTCTGTGATGGTGTCACCGTGTTCACCCACTGCAGGATAGAACTCACCCAAGGCCATGTGCTTGGAAAAGCTTCCCGTGCCTGTTGCGGCCAAGTGCGCACGATGAGCCACTTCGCGGCTTATAAACAGCGTGGCTACCAGTCGTCCAATCATTTCCATGTCGTAACTCCGTTATCTTTGTTGACCCTGTACTTGGGCTTGGCGCTGCTGCAGCAATCCGCTGATCGGATCGTTCGGGAACATTGAAGGGTACATCAATTGAATGTTGCCACCGCCGGGCGTTGCAGCAGGTGCTGTTGGCAAACGGGGATTGAAGTTTGTTCCACGTGTTGGCGGAGCAGGCGGCATCTTTTTCAACATCTGCTGAGCACTTGTTCCGGGGACCACGGGCAGATTACCCAGATTGCCAACCGCTTCCGGTTGGTCACTCATCGCTGTTTGTGCAGCAGTTTGTGCGGTAATGCGCTTCATGTTGGGCACGTAGGCAGATTTTGGAATGCCAATCTTTTCAAGTTCAGCCGCCAACTTCTGTGCATCCTGTGGTGTGCCCACATGCGTAATCCGTTTGGCAAACTCTGCGTCTTCCAATGCTCTTGTAAAGATCCGCTGATAAATTTGGTTCTCCAGACCACCTGCCATGCGCAGCATGACTGCCAAAGCACCCGTGGAGGGGTTTATCCGGCCCACAGCGGCCTCTCGGGCCGTGGTTGTGAGGAACTGGATGCCTGCGCCAAATAAACGCTTTAATTGCTGATCTGTGGACTCAAACGCAGGAATCTGTCCGGTCACGTCAGCAAACGCATTTACACGGCGTTGCAAATCGGCCAAGGTCTTAAGATCATCCAAGTGGGATGTGTTTTTAAACAGTATCTTGAGGGAACCTTCGTTGTTGTCAATGAATGACTTAAGCGCGCCACCCTTTTGTGCACCACCTGTTGCCACGTCAAATACAGAGCGGCGCAGGGCTGCCAACATCTCTGGGTCTTTTTCCACACCACGCACCAATGTCTGCATGGTTGCAGGATCGGTCAAGGCAGTTTGCAGTGTTTTAGCAGGATCGGCACCGGGACGTGTAGCTTTGGCAAGCAGTCCATCAAGCTCTTGGTCTTTGGCGTTAACTCGGCGCATGTCAAGCTCGCCCATGCGCTTGACGTAGTCGTCGGCAAACTTCACTTCGTCTTGCAGTTTCATCTGCACGTTGGCAGGCAAGGCTTCAACGATGTTTTTGTTCTTGTCCAAAACTTGGCGGATCTTCTTAGGATCAACCAAACCATCAGCGCCAACAACGTTCTTGCTGCGCAGCCAATCAATAGTTCCGCGCTCCATGATCGATGAAGCTTGAGGTGACCCACTGACAGCAAGTTGCAACTGTTTTAAGTTGTCGGCACTGGAGAAAGCAGTCTGAAGCAAGCGCTCGTTGGGCAAGAGAAACTCATCGCCGCCACGGGTCTTCTGTGTCAGAAGCAGGGGCAGATTCTTTTCGTAGGCAGCAGCATAGTCATCCAAGACCATCTTCATGCCTTCGTACTCTTGCTTGATCCGCGGCACGTTGTTCAGGACTAAGCCTTCAATGTCCTTGTAGATGGCGTTGCCCGTGTCGATGTGACGCTGTGCATCTTGAATGCGGCTACTACCGCGCTTCATGGAGCCGTTGTAATTGATCACAGATTGATTGCGGAAACGCATGGCTGACTGCAAGTAGTCAAGCGCTTCTGGCAAGTTCAAATCAATCGCTGTATTAGCTTCGGCAATACGTGCTGCATCGGCTTTTAACTGTGCAGGATTGATCACAATGTTGCGGCCCGGCACGATAGCACGAATGGAGATGTTGCCCTTTGCATCAGGTGGGGGCAACAACTCGCTCAAACTTGCAGTCTTGCGACCAGTTTTTGGTTTCTCGCCACGCACAGCAGAAAGAACCGCATCCCGTAGGCCGGCAAGCATGTCGGGGTCAAGTGTTTTACCCAGATTTGCAAGCTGATCACCAATGGCTTGGTCCGTCAGTTCCACCAACTTATCTGCTTCCATCTTTTCGCGTGAAATTTCCTGTGTCCGTACAAACTTTTGCAGCAAACGAATAGGCTCAGGAAGCTGAACGTTCATGGATGGGCGCTCTGGAGAATATTTAGCAATCAATTCTTTGGCAGCAGATTCAATATCGCGTGCGGGGAACAAAGACACGCCTTGATCACGCGTAGGCATTGGCAAGCCTTCTGGCGATACGGCCTGCTTTAGGCCCATGCGGCGCAAAATATTGCCACGTGCTTTGGCATCCATCTCCATACGGGCCATCAATGTGCCGCGCAGTTCATCATTGAGCAAATCAATGTTCTGTGGGCCGAGGCGCTCGGAGATTGACATGACTTCCGCGTCTGTCAGGTCCTTTTGGTTCTTGAGCAAGCTCTCAAAGAACTGCTGACGATCTGCTTGGGCCGCGGCAAACGCTTCTTGAATAGGTTTGCGTGCTTCTGGTGAGAAGCTAGAGAACAAACTATCCAGCGCTTGCTGATTTTTGTTAATACGCTCTTTGGTAATTTCCAACTCTTTGGGGCCAAGCTGCTGCAGAAGTTCTGCTTTGCGCTGCACCAAGGGTGAGTACATTGTCTTCTCGGCAGCATCAAACATGAAACCCGCATTTGCAACGCGAGGATCAGCCAGAGCAGCTTCAAGTTGCTTCAATGCCTGCTGTGCTTCGGGGCTCTCGGAGATAGGGCCAAACACCTGTGCCAACTTGCCCTCCGCACGTTTCATCAACATGGTTGGGAGCACGTTGATAATTGGCAGCTTGTACATGCCGGGTAGGCCCTGCAGTGTTTCTTTTTCAATCTCACCAAGACCGCTAGAGACACCTTTGATCTTGTCAGAGATCCATTTCACACCACGCACAGAAGGCAGGTTTGCGGCAGCTACAGGAAGGCCGATGAATGCTGCAGCAGGTAGCAACTCTTCATACACCTTCTTGTAGGGGTTACTGTCGTCTACTGTTTCCTTAACCGTTTGACGAAGTCCTTCGTACCCTGCACCAAACGCGATATCCAAAGCTGCAGCCATTCTCGGGCTTTCTTGAACATATTTAACGGCGTCATTTGCGATTCCTTTTAAGATGCCTGCTCCGGGCTGAGCCACAGAGACAAGCGGTTTCACGGCCCCAGCATAGGCAAGAATGCCAGTGAAGGGCATGGTTCCACCAACGCCTTCGCCTACAGCGCGGGCGTAGCGCTCTTCCATATTACGAGGGGCTTCTACACCCTTGTTGAAGAGATTGGTGAACTGGAATACTTGTTTCTCATCCATTCCCATGCCCTTGCCGATAAGGCGTTGAGCAGCATCAGGGATGGCAAAAAGGGCACTGTTGAAGCCCCATGAAAGATTGTTTAGCAGGCCGCTAACACGGTCCCCGCCTTGTGTTTGTACGTCTTGTGCCGCCGTACCACCTGCACGGGGATCGGTGGTTGTAGTAGGAACGCCCTCAGCACGACCGACAACCTCACCGGTTGAGAGGTCCACCATCTCCCCACGGGAATTCATCAAGGTTGGCATTATTGGTTTCCTATCAGGCCACGCAATTGAGTAGGATTAAATTGTTGGATTGTGTTGT